CAGCATCTTCCTGAGAACCACTACGTGGAAGCAGGTATGCCAGCCACCACACAGCAAGCCATCATTATGCTGTCGTCCCACTTTTATGAATCCAGGGACGGCAGCACAAGTGGTTTCTTTTCTGATAATGTACAGGCTGGACAGCAGGTGTGGAATACAGTCAATCTCCTGCTGCGGCTTGATCGGGATTGGAAGGTGTAGTCATGAGCTTTGGGAAAATGAATACCTTTATTGACATCATTGAGAGCGTCACTATAAAAGATCCCGAAGGCTTTAAAACTGAAGTTGATAACATTATAGCTTCTGTTAGAGCTTACCGTGAAGGTCGCCATGGCAATGAGAAGTGGGCAAATAGAGCTTCCTTTTCTGAAGCCACAGACCTTTTTCGCTTTCGCCACATCCCTGGCATAACCATAACAACATCTATGGTGGTCATCCATAGAAATAAGAGATTTGAAATCACATCTGTTGAGGATGTGAAAGGCCGCGGGATGTATATTGAGGTGCTGGCTAAGGAGGTGGTTCCAAGTGGCTAAAGCAACAATGCGTATACCAGATGATTTCTTGATGAAGCTCTCAAAGCTTGGTGATAAGACCGATGAGATTGTCTCGAAAGTTTTAGAAGCTGGCGGTGAAGTTGTTCTGGATAAAGTCAAAGCCAACCTGAAAGGTGTTATCGGAAGTGGTACAAAGGAGAAAAGCCGTTCTACTGGTGAGCTGGTCTCATCCCTTGGGCTATCTCCAACTAAGCTAGACAGAAACGGAAACTTCAATGTCAAGGTTGGCTTCAATGAACCTCGTGGCGATGGAGATGCCAATGCTAAGATTGCAAATATCCTTGAATACGGTAAATCAGGTCAGCCACCTAAGCCCTTCTTGAAGCCAGCAAAATCCGCATCTCGGAAGGCATGCATAGAAACTATGAAATCAGAACTGGATAAGGAGATTGAAAAGCTATGAGCTTACTTGCAGATTTAAACCTCATACTGGCTCCCTTTGATATCCCTGTGGAAACAGGAGTGTTCTCTGATGTGCCTCCCGATGAATATCTGGTCATTACGCCTATGTCAGACAGACTGGATCTCTTCGCGGATAACGAGGCCTATATGATTGTTTCAGAGGCTAGACTGTCCCTTTTTACAAAGAAGAATTATAACAAGCGAAAAAAGGAGCTGACTAAAGCCCTACAATCTGGAGAAATCACCATAACGGATAGGCAGTATGTTGGTTATGAACATGATACTAAATTTCATCATTACGCCATTGACGTAATGAAAGAATATGAAACGGAGGAAGAATAAATGGCAACTATCGGATTGGATTCTCTATATTATGCCAAGATCACAGAAGATCAAAATGGCATTGAAACCTATGGAACCCCTAAGGTGCTGGCTAAAGCTATGACTGCGGAGCTGAGCATTGAGCTCATTGAAGCCATTCTCTACGCAGATGACGGTGCCAGCGAGGTAGTAAAAGAATTTAAGAGTGGTGCCCTGACACTGGGTATTGATGATATCGGATCATTGGTAGCACAGGATTTGACAGGGTGTAAAATCGACAGCAATAACGTCGTTGTTTCAAGAAGTGAAGATGGTGGATCGCCGGTGGCTATTGGGTTTCGTGCCAAGAAGGCCAATGGAAAATATCGCTACTTTTGGCTCTACAGGGTTATCTTCTCTGTTCCCGCCACAAGTCTTGCTACCAAAGGCGACTCCATTACATTTAGCAGTCCCACCATAGAAGGAACCGTCTTTAGGAGAAACAAACTGGACGGAGAAAGCAAGCATCCTTGGAAAGCTGAGGTTACTGAAGGGGATAATGGTGTATCGGCATCAACCATTACAAGCTGGTTCACATCCGTTTATGAACCAGACTTTACAGCCGTAACCCCAACCATTACCATCTCAACACAACCAGCAACTCTCACAGAGGTCACTGAAGGAAGCATTTCTGGAAGCCTTTCTGTTGTGGCAAATTCAAACACCTCAAATCCTGTAACCTATCAGTGGTATGAAAACACCGTTGACAGCTCTACTGGCGGGACAATCATCAACGGTGAAACTTCTGCGAGCTTTGATATTCCAACGGACCTTTTGGCAGATACCTATTACTACTACTGCGTCTTAAGCTCTAGTGGCGCAGAAAACGTGACGACTACAGTGGCCACTGTTGTTGTTTCTTAATGGGAGGGTTGATCATGGCAGATAAAAAATTAAAGATCGACGAAGCCGCTGAAGAAAGAAGTACCACCATTGATATTGGTGGCACAGAGTTTAAGATGATTCTTACCACTAAAGCTACAAAGGAAATTGCCAAGCGCTATGGTGGTCTTGAGAATTTGGGCGATAAGCTCATGAAAACTGAGAACTTTGAAATGGCGCTCGAAGAGGTGGTGTGGCTCATCACCCTTCTGGCAAACCAATCCATCCTAATCCATAATATTAGGAACAAGGATGATAGAAAAGAACTGCTCACAGAAGATGAAGTGGAACTTCTTACCACTCCATTTCATCTAGCTAATTACAAAAATGCCATCATGGCCAGTATGATGAAAGGTACAAAAAGGAATGTGGAGAGTGACGACTCAAAAAACGAGGTGGTCGGGTAAGTGATGAACAAGTCTTTACCCGACTTATCTATTTTGGAACAGTCCATTTAAGGCGTTTAGAAGATGAAGTGTGGCTCATGCCCATTGGCTATTTGATGGACCTTTGGGAGTGTCACAAGCAATTCACCGGAATATCAAAACCGAAACAAGAGCGCTACATTGACGAAATCATCCCAGAATTTCTGTAAATTTTTCCTATTATGATTTGAAGCAGTCATATATAATAGTGTATATGACAAAACGAATGGAGGAATAAAATGTCAGAAAATAAAGGGTGTAATTGTTGTGGCGATATTGTAGATTTGACCATAATTAGTAATGATACTAACAAGTGCCCTATTTGCAAGCAAGAGGGCAAAAAAGTAAAAAATGTTACAGTGAGACATTTAGTAAAAGATGAGTATGAAACATCTGTCGATTCTTCAAATTATTCCATATGCATGAATGAAAACTGCGATACTGTTTACTACAGTGAAAACAATAAAGTTCAGTTTAGCAAAGAGCAAATAAAAGTTCCTATTTGGTTTAAGAAAGAAGCAGATCCTAGATATGCTTGTTATTGCAGCAAGGTTACGATTGATCAGGTGAAAGAAGCTGTAAAGGATAAAGGCGCGCAGAAAATGAAAGATGTGTTAGCTATCACTGGCGCAATGAGAAACTCCAACTGTGAAATCAAAAACCCGTTGGGAGTATGCTGCCATGAGGCGATTCAACAAGCTATAGATGAAGCATTAGCAGAATAAATAAATCAATAAATACTTTTACAAGGCACTCGATTATGGGTGTCTTTTTTCATGCCCCAAAGGAGGTGAACGCTATGTCGGACTTCGGCCTAAAAATAGGTGTTGAGGGTGAGAAAGAATTTAAGAACTCTCTTCGAGATATCAATCAAACATTCAAAGTGCTGGGTTCTGAAATGAATCTGGTCACTTCACAGTTTGATAAGCAAGATAAATCCATCAAGGCTATTACAGCAAGAAATGAAGTCTTAAATAAAGAGATCGACGCTCAGAAAAACAAAGTATCCACCCTTGAAGCTGCACTGAAAAATGCTGCTGAGTCCTTTGGGGAGAATGACAAAAGAACAAAAGCCTGGCAGATCCAGCTAAACAATGCAAATGCAGATCTAAATAAAATGGAAAAAGAGCTGGATGACAACAACAAGGCTCTTGAAGCAGCCAGTGATGGGTTTGATGATGCTGGTAAAGAAGCTGACAAGTTTGGGGATGAAATCAAAGACTCTGCTAAAGTGGCAGATGATTCCGGTGGTAAGTTTGAGAAGCTCGGTTCAGTTATGAAAGGTGTGGCTGCGGGTATTGGTGTTGCCATGGCAGCCATTGGAACAGCAGCTGTCACGGCAGGTAAAAAGCTCTTTGATATGGCTAATGATGCCGCGGCTGCAGGGGATGAAATCGATAAGGCCAGCCAAAGAATAGGTCTTTCCAGGCAAGGTTATCAAGAGTGGGACTATGTCCTTTCCCAAAACGGTGCCAGCATTTCATCCTTAGAAAACGGAATGAAGAAACTTAATAACACCGTAGACGATGCCATCAATGGGAGTTCCTCAGCCACAGAAAAGTTTCAACGCCTAGGTATTTCCATGGCGGACCTTGAGGGTAAATCCAGAGAAGAAGTCTTTGAGATGACCATTAAAGGTCTTCAAGGCATCTCTGATGAAGGTGAAAAAGCGGCCATTGCCAATGATTTACTTGGAACGTCTTCAGTTGAGCTAGGGGCACTATTGAACCAAACTGCTGAAAGCACCGATGCTCTAAAGAACAAAGCAAGTGAGCTAGGGCTAGTTATGAGTGATGAATCTGTAGATGCTGCGGTGAACTACACAGATGCCATGGATAACCTCACCCGCTCCTTTGCTGGGGTGAAAAACAACATCACATCCCAGCTCCTCCCTGGCTTTACCATGATTTTAGATGGTTTGACGGGCCTCATCACTGGTCAAGAGGGTGCTGCTGAGCAGCTTAAGGAAGGTGCAAGGCAGACGGTTGAACAGATTGCTATCATCCTTCCTCAAATTCTGGATGTGGTTACTGGACTTATTGCAGCTATTGCAGAAGTTGCACCTGATTTGATTCTGGCGCTTGTCAGTGGGATTTTAGATAATCTTCCCACACTTATTGAAGCTGCAACGAATATCATCATGACTATTGTAGGTGGCCTTATCGAAGCCTTACCTCAAATTACAGATGGTGCTTTGCAGCTTGTTCTAACATTGGTGGATGGGATTATTACCAATCTTCCTGCCCTGGTGGAAGCGGCGCTAGTGATGATTGTGACCCTTGCAACGGGCCTTGGAGATGCCCTACCAGAACTCATTCCATCCATTGTAGAAGCGGTTATCCTTATTGCTACAACACTAATAAATAATCTGGACTTGGTACTAGATGCAGCTTTTCAGATTGTCAGCGGCTTGGCTATGGGACTTTTAAACTCTCTACCAACACTGATTCAGTCCCTGCCTCAGATTATTAACAGCATCATTACCTTTATCACCAGTAACCTACCAAAGCTCATTGAAATGGGAGTTCAGCTGACCATTCAGCTTGGTATGGGACTTATTCGTGCCATTCCTCAGATCGTGGCGCAACTACCTCAGATCATCATGTCTATCGTCACCGGACTTGCCCGTGGGATCCCATCAATCTTAGAAGTGGGAAGAAACATCGCCAGAGGTTTATGGGACGGTATCGCATCGATGATTGGTTGGCTTGGTGAAAAAGTAAAAAATATGGTCAACGGGATCGTTGGTGGCGTTAAGAAGGTTCTTGGTATTAGATCTCCTTCAAAGGTATTTGCAGGCATTGGTTCCAACATGGGTGAAGGTATTGGAGAGGGCTTCGAAAAAGCCATGGGTGATGTAGAAAAAGATATGCAGGGAGCTATTCCTACAGACTTTGATTTGGATCTGAACTCTCAAGTCACTGGAAGTTTTGGTGGTTCTGACGGAGCAGTCTTTGATGTAACTATCCCTCTTACCATTGACGGTAATATTCTAACAAGAGTTATTGCACAACTTCAGTGGAATCAAAATACCGTCACAGTTAGAAACCTTGGTGTGGCAGGAAATTAATAGAAAGGAGGCGATCCCTTGATTGAAATTTACGCAGGAGCAACCATGATTCAGTCCGTTAAGAAAGTCATCAGCTCAAATATTAGAGAAACCTTAGAGGGTGAATTTACCCTCTCATTTACTGTTATGGCAAAGTCTGCATTGGCTTTAAAAACTAAGCAAATTGCAAAACTAGATAATCAGTATTTTGAACTGGTACAAATCAGTAAATCAATTCAAGGGAGCCTGCCGGTCTGCTCTGTTCTTTGTGAGCATGTGTCTTATCTTTTGAATCATGAAATGTATCAAATAAGCAGTTTTGACTTCACGGGTGACCCTTCAGTAGGATTATCACAGCTCCTTGCAGGCACTCCCTTTTCAGCTGGGATTGTGGATTTTACAGAAAGCGTCACGATGAAAATAAATCAGAAGGTTTCCAGGCGAGCTGCGCTGATGCAGTTCATTGCTATTTTGGGTGGTGAAATCCAGTACGATGGCTATAGCATTAATATTCGTAGCCATAGAGGCTCCAATGATTATATCTCTGTGATGGGTTCAAAGAATGTCACAAATGTGGCTGTATCCCACGATTCAAGGGAGAATGCATCATCCTATGACATTTCCTTTTTCAAACTGATGGATTTAGCTGTTGGTGATAATGTTCACATCATCTTCAATCCATTAGGTATCAATGTGAAAACAAGGATCATCTCTCTTGAATACAATCCATTTTACAGATTCAACATCCGTGTTGAGGTGGGAAGATACAGGCCAAGTATCTCTGACACCTTTTATCGCATAGAAAATTCTATTTCCAATGTTGGAAGCTCCGTGGATGATCTTCAAAACCAGGTCTATGACTTAGGCGTCTCCTACACCATAGTAAAAACATTGTCGGTGGTAGATAACAAAATTAACGTGACCTACGAAGTGGAAAAAGGTGATACCCATCAGTATCATGCCGAGTACAGCCTCACCACCGATTCCAGTGGCAGGATCACCAGCATCACCTTAGAAGATATTTTCTCAGAGCTTCTCCTTAAAGAAGTCTCTTCACTTCTGATTGATGCTGCAGCCTTTGAAGTAACCTATGCCGATGGCTCCACTGGAAACTACACCTACTCTACTGATTCCAGTGGAAGAATTACAGCCATTGAGAAAGTTTAAGGAGGAAACTCATGAGCTATGATCGTAATTTTAATAACACCTTGGCCATCTGGACAGCTTTT